GGCTGCTATGTCACGGCCTTGACCTGAGTAGATACCGCCAAGTTGCTGAGCAGTCTGACCATACTGACTAGCAAGCATCTCACCAGCTCTAGTACGTCCAGCCGCCAGGTTAGTGCCAAGGCCGGAAATAGTCTGTGCTGCCGGTAAGCCAGTAGATAGATTATATCCAGCAAGCTGCTGACCTAGACCTGTTTGAGCCTGTAGCTGCTGACTACCAAGACCTGTGGCGATGTTAGCCATAGTGCCTGCCGCGCCGTAACCTTGGCCTGATAAAGCGCCCAAGTTTGCTATCTGCTGCTGTAGCCCTTGTGAGGCTAGGCCCTGCCCGAAGCGCTGTAACTCCTTTTGGACGTTACCGCCTCCGAGACCGCCTGTAGCTGCTGCGCCTGCTAAGTTGGCTCTCATTCCCTGTTCGCGCAGGAATGCCATCTGTGGAGATTCTTGATAAGCCTGGTTGAATGCGTCCTGACCTAGAGCTCCTGAGAGCGCAAGTTGCTGCTGTAGAGCTGTTTGACCCGCTGACTCATAGGGCTGCATGTAACCAGTAGCAGTATCTGCTGCTGCCTTTGCCTGCTCTAAACCTAGACCGTATTGTGTCTCCAAGTCCGATCGACCTGCCCGGTTGAGCTGGTCAAGCATCTCGATAGCGCCAGTAGCACCGCCTTTAAGAGCCATCTCAGCGCCGCGAAGACCTGTAGGTATCTCGCTGCCTGTGGCGTACTGAGTTGTTGCCACGCTTGGTAATTGCGAGGTAGGAGTCGCAGGAGTTTGTGTCACAGGTGTTTGTGTCACAGGTGTTTGGGTGTCAGGAACATTCCATTCTTCTACTATATCTATTTCTGGCTCTTTATACGGAGTCACAGGTAGGCCCATCTGAGCCTCTGCAATCTGAGAAGGATTGTAACCTCGAACATCTCTTAGATGACGCTCAACCACTTCTGGAGTAGCACTAAAATACTCTGAAACCTCTGGAGTGCTCATAACTCCGGTGCGGATTAATTTCTCTACCGCATCAATCTGTGGTTCTGTGAGAGCTCCGCTGTTGTATGCGCTAGGAGGAATATCAGTGAGACTCTGTACGACCAATGCCTTTGGCACAGAGAAGTACGTTGAGACCTCGTTGACATCAACCTGACCAGAATTGAGCAAGTCCTTGACCTTATCAACCGTCTCTTCGGTATAAGGCTCTTGGGTTGGTATACCCTGTAAGTAATCTAAAGCCATGCTTAACCCATCCTGCTGATTGCATTACGCACCTGCTCAGACGTGAATACCGCCTGTGGAGCCGCTGGTTGCTCTTGTCCCGTTGTAGAAACAGGTCGTCCCTCTTGCTTGCCGTAGTTGTCGTAGTGCCACTTCGCATAGCCCTCTGCGGTTCTGAACTGAGGATCTCCTCCCTCCATAAGCGCAGCCTTGTTAGCCTCGTAATCCGCCTTGATGTCTGGATTCGCAGCCATGTACTGTTGTGCGTTAAATGCACTCCAATCTGTTTGAGCTTGATCGCCAAGATCAGGTGCTTGTATAGTCTGGAACTCTAGGCTCTGTGGCGAGGTTAATCCAGATAACGCTTCATAGTTCACAGGCACATTCTGAGCGCTTAATGCGCCGTAGTTAATAGGATCACCTAAGATGGCGTTACGCTGCCCCATAAGACCTGCTAGAAGCGCCTGCTGGTTCATAAAGTCACCAGCTTGGACCTGCTCAATCATAGGTCGGAAAGTAGACCCTGCTAAAGCCAAGTTCTGATTTAGGGCCTGCTGTCGAATGTCCTGAGCTGCTTGGTAACCAGGAGTTAAAGACTGAATAGCTCTCCTGCCATAGTCTTGGATCAAGCCCATGTTAGCCTGGCGATTAGCCTCAGCTTGCTTGGCAGCATCTTTTTCAGCCTTGTTTCCCATCAAAGAGCTGCCAATACTGGCTGCGGTCATTGCAATAGTTAACGGATCCATTATCTCACCTACTTAAATTTCGTTGATTTTAGCATATTTAGACTGCGACCCATCCCTGTGACTTATCGCCACCTATGTCTGGCTGCATTTTCCTGTACTGCAACGACCCCGTAGTGCCCGTGGAGTCTATGTATAAACTGTATTGCCTGGCCTCTACCACACCCTCTGGGGACCCGGTTCCAATGATTGGAATGCTTAAACTCGCGTCCTGAGTGAACTGTCTAAACGGTTGCGCCATTGTGCCATCTGGTTGGACGATGGGCTGTGCCGCGTTGAGTCTAGGTCCTGTCACTTATCGCCCCCAATGATGTTAGCTGTGAGCTGAATAATTACTGGCTTGACCGCATCAGTGAGAGTGAATCTAAACACCTCAAACCTAGAGGCCCGGCCGTTTCTGCGCCAGATAGCCCTGCGGTTATACTCACCAATCTTACCCATTGACCGAGCCCTTTCCTCGCCCCAGGTCTTACCGTCCTTAGATCTCTGAAGGACAATCACCGGGTCTGGCACGTCATCGTTGCCTACGCCTGACTCAATGGTCAGCTCTAGGCTAGGGAAGAAGATAGACTGCATGAGATTCTGGAAGGGCTGCGTAGCCACACGGCGAATGATTGCGTTGCCGTACTCTGTGTAAACATCCGGATCTAAGCTGCCGATCCTGCCATCGATTGAATCACCGCAGATAATCTTGTTGTATGCCTTGACCACCGAGGAGATTCTGAACGCACCCAGAGCTCC